GCAGTTAGAGTTAATGTATTTGCTTTAGCAGTCCCCACAACTTCAAATTTGTAATTTGTAGTATTAGAACCAATTACTACATTACCCGAATTTAAAATTGCTAATTGGATATTATTTGCTGAGTCTCTAAACCAATGATTGGAATTTGAAGGTCTACCAGAAACATAATTCATTCCGTGAGACAATCCGGCGAATTCTGAACCATAAAAATCGTATACTATTCTTGAAGTCGTATAACCAGAATAATTGACTTTAAAATTGATGCCAGTAGCCCAACCAGAAGAATTGTCTAATGTTAGAATTGGTACACAAGCACCGGCGCTTTCGGTTATGTGTAACTTTGTTGTTGGTGTTGTTGTCGCAATCCCAAACCTACCATTTGCAACATCAAACGCAAACGCATTATTAGTATATCCAGCAAGAGTTCCGGAAGTAGCAGAAACCAATTGTGGATAATATGTTCCAGAAGTAGCGTTGGTTATTACTTCAAAATTAGCGACATTGGCAGTTAAATTTGACGCAGTTCCAGTTAAACCAGTTCCTTCTCCATAGAACGTAGTGGCATATAAATTACCATCGTAATTTAATCTAGTAGTATTTGTTGGTGCAGTTGAACCACCATCAAACTGACCAGCAGTTTTCGTAGTTCCATTATATTCAATAAACGATGGAGTTGTGGAACCAGCGGTAACACCTCTATCGCCCGGAATTGTTCCTGTAGTCAAATTCGAAGCATTAGAAGCGTTTGTGTTTGTGGTATTTGCTTGGTTATAAGCAGAGTTTGCTTGGATAAATGCTGCAGTAATAGAAGTATTCTGAGTCGCGTTTATATTTGTTTGCAGAGTATTATTAGAACTTAACCAACTTGTTAAATTAGTAATATTTGTGTTCTGGGTAACATCAGTTCCTTCAATGACAGTCAATCTTGTATTTTGAGTATTATCTACTCCTTGTATATTAGATATTGTTGTGGATGTTAGTACATCTATTCCGTTAATTTTATAGGTTTTACCAGAAGCAATGTCAATATTTTCGCTAGAAGTCCACGAAGAAGTTGCGTTAATCCAATTCCAAGTTTTATCTGTTGTTCCTCTAACAGTAATACCACCGCCATCAGCAGTAATATTCGTAGGAGAAGCAACATTTGCTAAAGTTATGTTCTTGTCTTCTACAGCAATAGTATCAACATCAAGAGTGGTTGTAGTGCCTTGAACCGCAACATTACCAGTAATAACAACATCTCCTGTGATTGTCCCACCAGAAGAACTAAATTTAGTATTAGAAGATAAGAATGCGGCATTAGCATGAGTAAATGCTGCTTGAGTAAATGTGTTTTGAGTAACATCAACACCTTCAATAACAGTCAATCTTGTATTTTGGGTATTATCAACTCCAGCAATCAAACTTACATTAGAACTTAACCATGATGTTAAATTGCTAATATTGGTGTTCTGAGTAACATCAACACCTTCAATAACAGTCAATCTTGTATTCTGAGTATTATCTACTTCCTGTATAGATAATATATTTGTATTTTGGGTATTATCAACTCCAGCAATCAAACTTACATTAGAACTTAACCATGATGTTAAATTGCTAATATTAGTATTTTGGGTAGTATTAATTCCCTGTAATAATGTTACATTAGAATTTATTACATTATTGGTGTAAATTAAATTGTTTGTATTAGCAGTATCTGTATACCCTGTATAATAACTACCATGTTCGCCATCTAATTTATCGGAATTGCCAACATCTAAATTCGATTGAGGTTTATTCTCCCATCTATTATTCGCACTCCAAATAATAACATCGTTTGCTGAAATATTAGTAATCTTAACGTCACGTGCTTCTGATAATTCATATCCAAAATCTGGACGAACCATCAAAATGCCATTATTAGAAGATGGAGAATTAGAAACTCTAACAACTGCTGCTAATGTTATAGCATAATCTGGGGCAGTAGGTCTTGTATTAGAAAATGCTCCAGGATTGTTATTATCTAGATATAAAATATCTCCAAGAGAATAATTGTACGTGTCAACGTCATTAACCTTACCAAACCAAGTTACATATCCCCAATTATTTTGAGGAATAGTTTGGGTGGCAACACCAACAATCCATCTAGGTTCAAATCCAGTAACTTGTGTATTTGCTAATCTTAATAGAAGACCATCTCCTTGAGCGCCAGCGAACATAACAATTTTACCATTTTGGATGGTTTCTGTTGCTCTACCATAGATATGAGATTCTTGTCCTACTTGTAATGTAACTCCATTTAGTAGTTCCATATCATATGTTGAATATGTATTATTCCACGAGATATTTTTCAATCCCTCGGAAGAGTTCATATACAATCCATTTAAAGAAATAAATGAATTTGCATCTCTTACGACTACAGTATTTGCAGCGTTTGATGTTGCAGTATTATAACCATCGAGTAAATCTACGTTGAGATTTTCAACTTTTGTAGTTGATGAGACGGTTAGAGGTGGAGTTCCCGTAGAAACAAGAGCTGTTAATGTATTGGTTGATACATTATTGGCAGAAACAATATCTTGATAATTGGCATCTATACCATGCCTAGTGGTAAACTTTTTTGTTGACATCCCGATTCCCTATCCTCGGAGGTTTATTTAGTATTTATACTAAGATTTAAAAAATATTAACAAAGAAAATTCATCTTGCAATCTCTGTAATACGCAACCACATAGATGTAGGAGAGTTATCTATAATTATACCATCATCGGCGCTGTCTCTACGAGCACCAACTTGTATTTGTTTTGTTGATGTGCTAGAATTTGTGTATCTACCCGTCAATGGGAATAATACTCCCGAACGACCGCTTGTACCCTGATTATTATCATTAGCCATCTGCCAAGCGTATGCAATTTCAGTGTTATCAACTAATAATTGCGAATACCAACTATCATCGGTGGTTCCTTGTGGTTGATATTTTGATAGATGATAGTGAATGATCAAATAACTCGATGAACTAACAGGAGTATAATTATAAGTAATAAAATTCACTGTTGATCCTGTCGTTGCAATAGTCGTACTAACGACAGTAACTTGACTATTATCCAACATAGTATCTTTTATCACTTGACCTGCGGTATAAGATCCCGGAGTAATTGTACCTTTATTTGATATGTTGCCGCTGTTGGTTATTGTAAATATAACATTAGTATAGGTGCTATCAATTATTTCGATGCTTCCTGTACTATTTAAACGAACCGTTTTGTTTGGATCGGTTGTTCCTGGAGCAATATTTGTTGCTTTTAATAAATCGAAATATGTTGTTCCTCCGATTGTGTTATTTCCAGATAACATCAATAATGCGCCACTATTAGCCCCATTATATTTTGAAAATAATTGACCAGAGGGTATTTTTGAAATTGCTCTTGAATTCGACATATATTATACTACAATTGAGGTTTTTGTGAATTTAATACTATTGCTATTGTTGGTAGGAGATATCAATAATCTCACAGATCCTCCGGAAACGTCTGTATCATAACTCATTAATACGCCATTTGTTGTAATTAAACCATATTCTGTAATATAAGAAGTGGTTCCATCATGAATCAACAATAATTCACTTATTTGATAACTTGTCGAACTTGTGACTTGTATTTGATATTTCACGGATCTATATAACGCGGTTGAAAATAAATCCAATACTTGATTTGCGCTATTTGTCGTAGTTATTATATTATTCGAATCAATATTTCCATATATTAAACTATAAGAATTTGCAACATTTACATCGTTATACCATTTTTGTATTGAAACGTCGTCACCTAAAGGTGCTGGAGACGATAATATTATAGATGTTCCATTTGTTGCCGTATAGTCGGAAGAATTTAAAAGTACACCATTTACAAATACTTTAATTTTACCTATATTATATCCATTTGTAATGGAAAATTCTGTTTGATTATTTGCGGCTGTGAATTCTTGATACGCTAAGTTTGTTGATGTAGGACCAGATCCAGAACTGTTAAATGCTAAATTTGCTAAGTTATAGACAGCGTTTAATGCGTTTGCTGTTGCTACTAACACAATAGAATTCGAATCAACTCCATCGTATAATTGAACAACACCCTCTTCAAAAACTGTTCCGGATTTTACTCCAATAGTAAATTTATCATTAACAGAATCTGGAGTTAATGTTATTGCTCCCGTAGAGTCTATAGATAAAATATCAGAATTGGATGTTGCAATTAATAATGAAGAATTTACATTTAGAACAGAATATGCGTTTGTTGTGGTATCTGTTCTTACGGTTCTTATAACATTAGAAGGATCTTTATAGAATAAAATACCGTCAGCGGTATTAATCGCTATTTCGCCGCTTTCTAAACTACTAGGAACATTTCCAGGTACTATAGATTTCTTTAATTGAATTACTGTGTTCGCCACTTAATATCTCTTAAAATGTTCCGCCGTCTTTAGAATAGGAATCTACTTCTTCTTTAATTTCTTTAGTTACTACGGGAGCGTTTTTAGCATCAAATTTTCTTCTTTGTGCTGGCGTCATTTGTAGATATTCTATTTTAGAGTTTAATTCTTCTATTTTCTTTTCGTATCTTAACGCGAGTTTTTCTTTTTCTTTTTCTTTATTTTGTAATTCTTGTCTTGCAGAAATCAACTCGTTCTTAAAAGTATTTAAGTGGTTTGTTTCTGCTCTTATTTGTTCGAATTCGTTTTTTAATCTACCAATTTCTGTATTTTTATCGAGTAGTTGGTGGTCCTTTTCTTCTATGTTCTTTTCTATGTCGTTAAATTCTTGTAACTTATTTTCTAAAATTTCGACCTTCTTTTTTAATTCTTCTTGATCTTCTGCATTGATTTTTGCTTGCGCTTGGAATACTATATTTTTTCCCAAAGCGTCATGAAAGGTTGACGTCAACAATTCAACATAAGCGTTAAAAAATCTCTCATTATTCATTTATCACCCCTATTAATAAAAAACCGTAGAAAAGAATATATTTTTCCTTCCTACGGTTATTATTTATATGTTTTTACTAAAGATCTTTTTTAGAAAGATCCGCCATCAAGATGACCGAATTTTACTCCAGTTGCCGCAGCAAATTGTAATACATGACCGTCAGAAGCAGAATTTGTATAAGACATAGCATTTCCACTTCCGGAATAGAATACTGCTGAGTTTGCGTTTGGATTGGTGAAACCAAGACCACCACCAAGCAAATCTAATGTTCCAAAAGTAGGAGCGCCAGAACCGCCAGATATAAACGCTTGTCCTGTTGTTCCAACTGTATTGAATAGATACGATGTACCATTACTATACGCAACAGAACCAGCAGAACCAATTGCCGCAGCATTAGTACCGCCATGAGCGATAGGTAGAATATCTGCTACGTGAGTGGCTAGACCAACTTTTCCGTAAGAAGGTGCTACACCAGTACCACCAGAAAGTAAAACGCTACCAACAGAAACGTCGCTTAATACTGTTAGAGAAGTAGAACCATTAGCAAAAATTATATCGCCGACGGTATAACTTCTTAGTCCAGTACCACCATCTGAAGGTTGGATTGCTTGATGTAAATTAGATATTACACCACCAGTTACATTAGCTCTTAATGTTGCGGTATTAGCAACAGTAATGGAAGCAGAAGGAATCGTATTTCCTGTGGGGTCGTCATCCAAGCCTTTAAATAAGAAATATTGTTTAGAATCCGAAATGGTTCTGGCTAAACCAGAGAATTTAACTCCAGAGTCGTTATAAGTTCCATAGAAACCGATATCTAAACCATCGCCAGAAGTATTATTGTTTGCAAGTTTAATTAGAGAGTCTTCTACAAACAAACTAGAAGTATTAACTGTTACTGTGTTACCAAGTACGGTTAAATCGCCGGAAACTGTTAAATCGCCACCAACAGTTTGTCCGCCAGAAGTTCTAATAACAGTATTATCAACGAATATAGAAATATTATCGTCGGTTACTGTGGTGGTAATTCCATCTCCACCTTGGAAATTCAAAGTCTCTGTTAATAGAGAAACGCCATCAGAACCAGTATCGCCAGTTATATTAAGTGTTGTTGCAATGGAAACATTAGCTGCTGCAGTAACAAGACCTTTACCGTTTACCGTAAATACTGGAATTTGAGAAACGCCACCAAACGTTCCAACGTTGTTATTTACTGTTGCGAAAGTTAATCCAATACCGGCATTAGCAGTTCCGTCTATAGATGCAGAACCAGACGCATCACCAAAAACAAATACGTCTCTTGCGGTTTGCCATTTCGTTGCTGTATTAGCGTTACCCCATAAACTAGCATTAACAACAGTGGCGGAAAAACTTCCGTCAGAATCTCTCTTAACAATGGTAGAACCAGTATTAGAAGAAGTGGCGGCATCTAGCATTTGTGTATAGGTATTGCCGCCTATAACAACAACTCCAGTAGTAGCATCACCAATTGCTATTTTACCGGATTGGAACGAATATGCTAACTCACCGTAATTTAGTGTGGTTGGTAACGCTGTGGTTTGGGAGCGTTTTATTTGGATGATTGTATTTGCCATTTATTTTCCTAATTTTTAAAATAATCCGCCATCAATATTGTTTATGTCAATAGAAGAAGAGTCTATCCTTTTGGATACATATTTACCTGTTACAGCATTAAATACCAACACGTTACCGTCCACAGGACTAAAAGAGTAAACGTCTTCTAACTGAGATATTTTTTTAGCTCCATAATTTATAGATTTTACAGAATAATCTTGTTGGTTATCAACTTTAACATTAATAGTATTATCATAAGTCACATTACCAACTCTAGTTGGGTTTTGCCCATTGACTTTTACTGATACTGCTCTGATTGACATTTTAGTTTCCTAATTTTATTAGTATTTATAAAAATGTCAAACTTATATTTTAGTTGAACTAGGTTCTACGTGAATAATCCCTTCCAAAACTTTTGATCTATTAGTGGGGTTTGATGTATTTGTTATAAAAACGTCATAAACATACCTTCCAGATTTAATGTTTTGTGTAGTATTTGCAGATAGTGATAAATTTATAATCCCTAATTGGGTATTAGCAACATTTGCAGAAAAAGAAGCAGCAACGTTCGCAGACCAATAAGATTTTCTTATATCAGATTTTACGTTAGAATTGGTAAGATTATATGGATAACCGTTTAATCCGTCTAATGTGATATTAACGGAATAATCTTCCCCTTGTTCCAAAAATAATTCTAAATATCCTGCTGACATATTAGTTTCCTATTTTAGATTTTAGTTCGTCAATTTGTTTTTGCTGTTCTTTAATTGCCTCAATTAGAACACCTACGATATTACCATAAGCAACTGAAAGTATTCCATCGGAATTTTCTACAACAACTTCTGGAAGAACTTCTTGAACCTCTTGAGCAATTACACCGATTCCTTTCTTATTGGAGTCAATCTTGGTAAAAGACACACCTCTTAGATTTAAAACTTTATCTAAAGAATTTTCTAATGTAATAACATCTTTTTTCAGCGTTTTGTCGGAATATGCAGTAACGTTTCCAGAAGCAGTGAAATCTCCTGAGGGACTTAAAATTGCAGTTCCAGTTCCGGCAGACATTCCAGTATTACCGGAACCGATATTAGACATCCAAAAATTACCATTAGCACCAACATCTTTAATAATTCTAGCATGATAATCATATTGCCCAGGAGTTCCTGCTGAATGAAAGTCGATTAAAGCTCCCCTATCGCCTGTTCCTTGTCTTCCCAGTTCAATAGTCCCAACACTACTAAATTCGGAGGTTCCAATTATTGCGGTAGTAGCAGTAATTTGTCCGTTACCATCTCTAGCGACAATTTTGTTTGCTGTATTAGTTGTTGTAGCATCTACTGCCCAAGTGGTTGCAGCAGAACCGTCAAAATTGCTGCCTGTTAAATATGTTCCTCTGGTTAAAATGTTATTTACTTTACTTGCAGTAGACGCATTACCAGATAAAGATGCTGTAATTGTTCCTGCAGAGAAATTACCAGAACCGTCTCTAACAACAATTTTGTTTGCTGTATTAGTTGTTGTAGCATCTACTGCCCAAGTGGTTGCGTTATAGCCAGTATAATTAGAACCAGTTAAATACGATCCTACAGTTAATGTTGCTGGAGTGTATTCGTACCAAGTTGTTGCGTCGTTTGTACCACCCCAAACCCTTGCCGGAGTTCCTGCTTGATCGGTGTTGTCAAATGCTATACCAAGAGTGGAATACGGAATATTCCACGATGATGTTGCAGCAGACCAACCACCGACTTGCAGTCTATTGTTAGTTCCTAGACCAAAATATGTAGCGTAAGCTCCTGGTCTATGAAATGCTATGAATGCTGCGGAAGAACTGTTTGGTCCTTGGATTTCAATACCACCAAGAGAACCTGTTGAAGTTCCTAAAGAAGACGATGCTTGAGAACCAGTAGCAAGTATTCTCGTAGAAGACGAGAATTGTCCAGTTACTGATAAAGTAGAACTAAATGATCCTGTCGATACGCTAACGGTTCCAGCACCACCAATACCAGTAGCAGTACCGTTGATGTTCATTGTCTGACCGCTGATAAAACTTGCGACAGCAGCAGCACTAGCAGTTCTATAAAAATTATCAGAAGTCTTCGATATAATTCCAGTCACACCAGTAGTAACTGAATTATCAGAAGAATTAAAATAAGATGAGGTAATTGTTCCTGCAGAGAAATTACCAGATCCATCTCTAGCAACAATTGTAGAAACGGTATTTGCACTTGTAGCATTAGAAGCTATTGTTGGATTTCCAGCAGATCCATCGGCATTAGTAATAGAAATTCCTGTTCCAGAAACAGCGATAGACCTAGCAGTTATTGTACCAGAAGATGTTCTAGTAAATAATCCAGTAGTTGTCATGTCGTGAAGGTTTAATGCTTGTCCAGTTAAACCAATAGTCCATGATCTATTTGTAGATAAATCTGTAGCAGAACCGCCGCCAGTAATACCAGTTCCATTCGCTATTGTCAATGTTCTGCTTGTTGGAACCATAGTACCCGCAGTTAATACAACATTACCAACCGGAAGAGTAACAGAATAGTTGGACGTTACGTCAGAAGTAATGAATTCCCAATAATTGGTGTTATTAGTATCCCATATTCTTACGGTACTAGTTCCTGGTTTTAGGTCTATAGCTCCTAATCCAACCCCGGTATCTAGAGTTATCGCCCCAGTACCTTTTGTAGATATGGTTAGACCAACATTACTATCAAACTGCCCCTCTGTTGATATCAACACTGGAGATCCGTTTGCAGCGTTTGTTATGGTTGCATAATTCACACCAGAAGTAACACCTACTGTGTTTAGTGTTGTTGTTCCGTTGGTTCCAAAAAGATTTGGAACGAGTATATTCGCAGAACCATTAAAGGACACTCCATTAATATTTCTTGCAGTTTGTAAAGTAGTTGCAGTAGAAGCATTACCGCTTAAAGCTGCGGTAATTGTTCCCGCAGAGAAATTACCAGATCCATCTCTAGCAACAATTTTGTTTGCTGTATTAGTTGTTGTAGCATCTACTGTCCAAGTGGTTGCTGCAGATCCGTCAAAATTGCTGCCTGTTAAATATGTACCTCTGGTTAAAATGCTGTTTACTTTAGATGAGCTGGTTGCATTACCGCTTAAAGATGCGGTAATTGTTCCTGCAGAGAAATTACCTGAAGCATCCCTAGCAACAATTGTAGAAACGGTATTTGCACTTGTAGCATTAGAAGTTATTGTTGGATTTCCAGCAGATCCATCAGCATTAGTAATAGAAATTCCTGTTCCAGAAACAGCGATAGATCTTGAAATTATAGATCCGGCAGAGTTTCTGGTAAATAGACCAGTAGTTGCTAAATCATGTAAGCTCCTTGCTTGTCCAGTTAATTGGAACTGTCTATTAACGCTTAAATTGGTAGTCGCGTCGGTTGCGATACCTCCAGAAGCAGTAATAGTTAAAGAAGTTGGAACCATAGTGCCGGGAACTAGAGTAGTATTTCCAGCGGCAAGATTTAACAAATAATTAGCTGTTGTATCTCCAGTAACAATTTCATGATAATTTGAATTATTGTTGTCCCAAATTCTAACATTAGTTGATAAAGGTTTTAGGTCTATTTGTCCAGTTAACCCCGAAACCACTAATTTATTATTAACATTTGCTTCTTCAGCAATAAAAGCGTCGTTGTTTGCTCGAAAATCTCTAGTAAATATTGTTTGGGTTACAGAAAGATTTTGGGTATTAGCAAAATTGTTTGCTTGTAAGCTGTTTGAAACAACTATTGGAGAAATTACATTAGTGTTTGCAACAACAAAGTTAGATAATGTTGTTCCTGTTACCGACAATGTTGATATACCACCAAAAACTGTATTAGTTCTATTTAAATATACTGGCGTTGTCCCTATAGTTATTGCTGAATTTGCGTGTGTATAAACAGAATTTGCATGTGTATAAGCAGAATTAGAATTTAAGAATGCAGAATTTGCGTGTGTTCTTGTTAGAGAATGTACTCTAGAAGAAGGAACTCTTACGGAACTAGTTTCATTTAGATTATCAGCAATATCTAACTCTAGCAATAAATTAGTATAAATTTTACTGTTGGCGGTAGAATTAGGAACATCGACTGCTCTCCATCTTAAAGATAGATCGGACCAAGATATTGCTGCGTCAGAGTTTGCAGAATACCATATACCATTTGCCTCATCTAATTTTCTATTAACAATCAGTTCTGCAGGAATGGTGTTGGTCCACCAAGAAGGGCTGTTAGCACTTAATCTTATTGATTTACCATCATACTGAGTAGCCCCTAAAACTTTTAAGTCTCCTCCAACAACCATGTTTGAAACTATCGAAGCATTATTGAATAGTGCTTCTCTTGAATATACATTATATACAGATGGATTTTGGCTGTTATCTAGATATCCTACACTATTAGCTTGAACTAGATTTGATGCGTATAAATTGGTAGTATTTGCATTATTTACTACTAAAATGTTAGTATTAGATATAAAATCATTTGTAAATATTCTCTGAGTTACTGATAGGTTTTGAGTGTTTGCTGCACTATTTGCTTGCAAAATCGCAGTAAATACGTTACTACTACCGTGTAAAGTAGGAGAAGTAACTAATGAATTAGCTGAAACAGTATTAGTTATTACATTAGTATTAGATTGAACAGTTTCAGTGACAACTCTAGTATTAGCTTGGACAATACCTGTCACAACTCTAGTATTTGCTAAAACATCATTAGTTATTACATTAGTATTAGCTTGGACAATACCTGTCACAACTCTAGTATTTGCTAAAACATCATTAGTTATTACATTAGTATTAGATTGAACAGTTTCAGTGACAACTCTAGTATTTGCTAAAACATCATTAGTTATTACATTAGTATTAGATTGAACAGTTTCAGTGACAACTCTAGTATTAGCCTGAATATATCCAGAGAATACATTACTACTACCATGTAAAGTAGGAGAAGTAACAACAGTATTAGCAGAAACAGTATTAGAATGAACTATATTATTTGCCTGAACAATACCTGTTACAACTCTAGTATTAGCCTGAACATATCCAGAAAATACATTACTACTACCATGTAAAGTAGGAGAAGTAACAACAGTATTAGCAGAAATAGTATTAGATATTACGGTATTGTTTGCTTGAACGAATCCTGCAACAACTCTAGTATTTGCTAAAACATCATTAGTTATTACGTTAGTATTAGCTTGAACAATACCAGTAACTACTCTAGTGTTAGCTTGAGCGTAGTCGGTATATATGTGGGTGTTCGCTTGAACAATACCAGTAACTACTCTAGTGTTAGCTAAAATGTCGTTTGATAGTATAGAATTATTAGATTGTAAAGTCGCTGTAATTATTCTAGTATTAGCTAAAGCAGTATCTGTTATAACTCTAGATTGAGATTCAATAACATCAGTAACAATTAAATTATTTGCTTTAAGAAATCCTGTATAAACGTTCGAAGAAGCTTGAACTGTAGGAGTAACTATAGAACTATTAGCAGAGATTGTTGCAGTAAATATGTTAGTATTAGCTTGAACTATACCTGTAACAACTCTCGTATTAGCTTGAACATAATCGGTGAATACGTTACTGCTACCATGCAACGTTGGAGTAGTAACCAAAGAGTTGGCGGAAACGGTATTAGCAATAACGGTATTATTTGCTTGAACAATACCAGTAACGATTCTGGTATTAGCTTGTACATATCCGCTGAATACGTTACTACTACCATGTAATGTTGGCGAAGTAACTATTGAGTTAGCAGTAACTGTATTAGCAATAACAGTATTATTCGCTTGAACAATACCAGTAACGACTCTCGTATTTGCAACAGCAACCCCTGTTTGTAAATTTGTATTCGCTTGCAAGTAATCTACAAAGGCGTCATCAGTTACAGAAAGATATCTAGTATTTGCAGAAGTATTTGCCTGCAATCTATCGGTATAAGATAAACCTATAACATGAGAATTTACAGACACAAATAAATTTCTATTAGTAGAAATATTATTTGCAGCATATATAAAATTATTACTTACCAAATTTCCAACTGTAACGTTCGCAGAAAATTGTGCAGTATTCCCAGATAAATTGTAATAAATTATTTGATTGTTTGCTTGTATTAAATTTACATTGGCTGTTTCTAGAATATCTACGCTATTGGCAAATAGAGATTTAGCAAGAGTAACTATACCGTAACTATTGTTAACATTTTCATAACCAATTCCGGTTAAGTAAGAAGCATAATTTTGATATCCACCAGAAAATATTGAAGTTCCGTTCGAATACAACGTTACGTTATTCGCTCTATCTGTGAGAGATAGAGTTTTCCCCACTTCAGCATTATTTTGGACGTATAAACTACTGCCAACACCTTCTACCCTAGTTTCTCTAGAAAATACTGATATCGTATTGGAAAGAAACCCAGTTCCAGAACTTGATATAGAAAAAGTTCCAGAAGGTTTATCCCAATCATAAAACCCCAAATATTGCCAAGCGTTTACTAGGTTATTTGCGGTTCTTACTAAATCACCGAAAGTATTAGAGAAATAGATATTGGTTATATTATTTGCCATTAGTTTTATCCGATATTAATTGAATTAGCATAGATTTAATATCACCTATGTCGTTTTTTAACGAATCTATCTCATTATTTATATTAGCAATTTCTGTCTTTTGTATATGTAACATTTTCGCTTTCATGAAATATTCTTCTCTGGCGCTTCTATCAGTATTAAGAAGCGCCATAGATTCTGTATCCCTAATAAAGTTTCCTTCCTCAGTTTTTACTAACATATTACCTCATTCCAGTTCCAGCAGGAAGAGCAATTGCCCTAATATCAGTTAAGAAAGGAACATATGTAGGATCTGTAGTTGTCATTACCACCTTAATAGCAAATTGGTTAAATGTTGAATATGTTGCTCCAGAACTACTGGTGTAAACAATATTATTATTAGCTATATTATCCTTACCTGGAGCAGCAACATATTCAATTAAATCTGTTCTTGTAGAGGAAACCCTATTAGTAGAAGAAATTGGAGTCATTATTTGCCAAGTTCCATCATCAAATTTTTGTTCGTCTTCTCCAGAAAGAATCTTATAATAAACATATATTTCTGTATTCAATGGTTTATATGCAGTATAATAAACTCTTAGATCTCCGGCTTCATCTCCAGGAGCAAGAACAACCCGTTTAGAAATATATTTTGCCAGACCGTTTCCTGTTCTAGTACAAGTTTCGCAATTTATAATAATCGCGGGTTTTCCATTTTCAAATCTTGGTTCTCCATCGATATAGAAAGTTTGATTCGTCGAAGTTCCAAATACATTATTAGAAACCGTAACCCAACCATTGGCATTGTTTGCAGAAACTACTGTTGTAACAAACGAACTATTACCATTAGATATAGATTGACCATACCAAATAGAACCATTAGCAATGCTCCCATTTTCTGTTTTAAATATGATATTATCATTACCAGATACAGTATTTGCAGTAGATATTGTAGAAAGATATAATTTAGGTCTTACTGCATAATTACGTCCATTATTAGCAAATACTATTTTAGAAATAGAATTTCCATTAGACGGATCAACAACAACGTCTGCAAGTGCACCAACCCCATAACCATCAGCTTCTATTCTTACTCCAGTAGTCGTGTTGGAGTAATTTTTACCCCCATCAACAATATTGATATTATAATCATATACTCCTAGATCGTTAATCAACCATTTTGTTGTATATAAAGAAACACCATCATCAGAAATCATGGGGCTAACCCATTTATTTGAAGATGTTAATTGCGCAGTCATAACTAAAGAATTATTACTATTTCCAGCAATAATTCTAGCACCCCTACCATCAGTTAAAAACTGATCAGCAGAAGGAGTTCCATACCTACCAGGATTAATAGGAGTTTTTGTTCCTGTTAACAACCAAGTATTTTTTGGTGTTGTATCATAAGAATAATTTATTTTAGTCTGTGTTGGAGTGAAATCCGAAGTTGATAGATTCAACTTATCATATTCAATAGAATTTCTTTGCGAGAATACAGAATATGTTGTATTAGCAATAACTTGTAAATCATCTTTAAAATACGCAGAAGCAAAATCTATTGGCTTAGATCTTGGGGCGCTTTTTGGGATGACAAAATCAATATTCGGAGTTTTGGAAACGTCGAATTCACAAGCATCAATGGTAAACATTAACGATTTTGTTTGTTCAGCGCTCCAAGTTATTGCGTTTTGAGATACAAATAACGTTCCAACATATGGATTAGAACTCAATTTAGCTGTTGTTTGTGGGTCTGGGTCTGTTGGAAGATTTTTTGAAGTTGACGCCAACGCAAAATCGTTTTGAGCAGCCAACCAGCAAGTATACTCCAAAGAAGAAGATCTAACAACAAATGCGTACAAAATGTCGGGTTTGATGTATACTGGAACATCAAATTCAAATGTTGTTTTTGAATTTTGATCCAAGTAATGAGGTCTTTCGGAAGTATTTACAACTAATGGGTCTATGATGACTTTAGAATTTTCAAGAACCTTTGATGTAGGATACCCATTTAATGTTTCAACCAAATAAATATAAATTGGTTGATCTATAGACCTTGTTCTAAAAAATAGACTTAAAGATTTTAAGAAAACCCCATTAGGATATAAATTTCCTTCGACGATAAAAGATTGACACAAAGGGTCTTCTGGTGGTGGAGGAGGTGGAGGTGGGGCAATATATTCTTGCTCCTTCCTAGTAGAACTCTTGTTGATTTTATCCGTTTCTGTCCATCCAGGTATTTTTGACGCAAATTGTAAACTTTGACTTTGCGTCGCCAAGTTTGAAGCAAAGAAGGACGATTCTGCGTATGTTGTAGCAGAATTTGCATTACCATCAATACCATTATCCACTCTGAAAACTTTAGTTCCAGAGAAAAACTTACCACCAGGAACTTTAAATATACCACAAAACATACCATTAACAGAAGACATAAACGGCATTGGTTCTGAGAAATTAACTGGGTTATTTCTTGAAGTTGCTAATGGTGTAGAAGCAGAAGTTTTGAAAATAGAAGTATTTCTACTTATAGAGTAAATAGTGGCAGAAGAAATTTCTACATTTATTGTTGTGGATAATGTTGCTACTTTAGTAGACCCATTATAAGCAGAAATTACTGCAGAACTGCTCCATTCGTCATTTATTGGATTTGGATTGAAAATAGTAACAATAGCATCTTTATAAAAATTATTAGTAGAAGAAGCCATTGACGATAAAGTAATTGAAGTTACTCCCAATTGCCTACGAACCGTTCTCTTAAATAGGGTTTTTGGTAAATATGTATTATTATTTTGACCCAAAGATTCTGCTCTACTTATTGCTGAATAGTCTCTCCCGGTTTCGTCTTCGTATAAATCTGCTGTTTGCGCAGTTCCTCCAGAAACAGCCCCTAATAATCCAGACGAATGTAACGTTTCTACTAAAACGCCAGAAGCGGTTGTCCTAGAAAAACTTCCGTTTGTATTAAATACGCCAACATTAATCGAATTGGTGTCTGGAGCCGCATATCTTGTAATACCAATATCTCCAACAACATATAGGTATTGGTGAAGCATTCTTAGTCTTAGAGTCGTTAGAGCACCAGAAGGAAATCTAGAAACTGGTTCATATGCAACCCCGAGTATTTTTCCTGTAGGAACGAAAACCCCTGCAGATAAATAACCAATAACATCACCTTCTTTAAATTCTCCACCAGAAACCGCAACTTTTAGAAGATTTGGTAATCTGACGTTTTCGTTAATGTTTACGTTATCGAAATAACAATTTAGCGGGGTATTAATTAATAAACCTTTAGTTTTAAACTCAATTTCTTGCGCTCGAACAAAGGGCATTATATTAATATCTGTAATGAAATCGTTGGTTTCTATAAAGTTTGTATTTAAATCTTTGTAGTATCCATATAAACTATCCCTCGATTCTTGCCAAGTTTTTAGGAACTCTTTTGTTATAGTAGTACCACCAGCAGAATCAACTATTCTAGTTGTATCAACCAATTTTTCTGTAGTAGTTCCAGCAACGAGTTTCCAATCAGACTGACTTAAAAGATTTACTTGATCGGATGGTTCATAGAATTTAAACGCTGGGTCGGCTATCAATAAACTTGGTAGTTTTAAGTTATCGACATAAGTATCCATTGGAGGGGACAAATCCAAGTCTCCAACAACATCAATAACAGCAACAGGGTTGACGTTTATAGTTCTGCTTGCTAGTTTTTGTTCAATAACTGGTTTTTTTGTAAATGGTAACGTGTAGAATTTATTTGTTTTGTTGCTTGTTATTGCAAAATCTGTTAATTGAGAATTATCAATCGCTCCCATATTTCTAGAAAGAGCAGAACACTGCAACTTCCAATTTTCTACTGTATGTGAAGCAGTTAAAGACCTTTCAAGTTTTAATACAGCGCTATTGAAGTCGTAATTTGCAGTATCAGAAGCAGAGAATCCAGTAAAATCATCTGCTAGTATACCATATTTAAACCTATTTAATCCGTTTTCGTCTGGAATTTGTAAAGATTCCGCGTTCTTTTCTAATAAACTTAGGGAAGTATAATATTCAATATTATTAACTCTCTTTTCCAAATCGGAAATGTTCTTCATCTTCCATGTTTTATGGGCTATTTTTTGAATTGCAATATTTGTTACTTTTGAATTTTCTCCAGTTATATATGCTGTATATGGGTCTAAATTTATTTTGGCAATATCCATAGAAGCATCTGGTATGGTTGGAAATTTTGGATATTGCGCAGGAACTCCTTGTACGATTTCAAATGTTCTATCTTTTGTTAATATTAAAATGTCCTTTCTACCTAGATAGTATTCATAATCTCCAGTAAATGCAGTTAGGTAATTTGGAACAATGTAATCTTTATCAAAAACGAAATTTGCATCTCCATTTTTTCTGGTTGGTCTGAAGTCAATACTATCAGACGCACTATATACATCGCCATTTTTAGCGGTATAATTAGAATTTAATACTTCGGAATATTCTTCTTTTCTTACACCCTTAAAATAAGACATTACGCTAAAGTAACCTATATCACCAGAATGTGAATAGTAATCGAATATTACTAATAAATTACCTTTTCTTATTGGAGCGCCAAAATTTAATTGAATATATGCGTGATCATAATACGAATCTTTTTGTCCACTATTAAAAGTGTAATATTTCGTAACGTCTGTTACATTAGTTAAAGTGGAATTCGGGGCTGTTGAAGAATTTGCTGTTTCATATATTTTAAGAATCCTTTTTACGTCACAAACATATAAACTTTGTATTTGTGTTATTGGTACTAATTCTGCAAAGGGAATATAAACTTGACCTAAAGCCGAATTAAATCTAATATTACCTTTATCGACAACAGAAGTTCCTGTTGAATAGTAAGAAGTATTGCCTTGGTATAATTCTTTAGTTCTTAAAATATTCGTAGCGTCGGCATTATTGACGTTTAATTTAGAAATAATATCAATATCAAAAGAAATATTACCGAGATTAGAAATTTCTAATTTAGCAGACTGTCTGTTAGTTGGTTCTACAATAACTTTTCTTGAAATCGTGTCAAAGGTCAAAATTTGTCCATTAGCACTTCTTGACACTATAAAATTCGATTTTATTTGATCTGCACTTAAAGAACCTGAACCAGAGAAAGTCGTTGAATTTGGAGCCGTTAAATATAATTCCAGTTTACCGTTTGCGAATTGTAAAGATTGGTCTGCGTATAGATATGTTCCCTGATAACTGGTATCTGTTAATTGTTTAACATAAGAATGTCCAAGGTTCCACACCATTTCTGGATCGCTTGGCTCGACCAATTTGGCATAACCAGTAGAAAACCCTCTTTCTTTACCGTGTTGAGAATTTATATTACTTCTTATCGTTTTTGACACGGGAGAAGTGGATAGTACAATACTTTCTGCGTCTTTTATGCCAAAATTTAGTGTGTATTTTGAAGTGGAATCTATTCTTTCAGAAAAATTTGAGCTAACTACAATCATGCCGCTAGAGTAAGATTCGACGATTGTTCTAGTATCTCCGGCACTAGACCCAGAAGTAATAGAAACCGTAACTCCAACATAAGCATTTGCAGTAGTAGTAAAAGTTCCAGACTGTAACCATAAACGGTCAAATGTTGGTGCAGTATTCGCCGCAGCCCCATTTATGTTTCTTGTTTGTATATCGGTAACAAACATTTTATAAACGATAGAATCTGGATTAGAAATATCGCCAGAATATTGTTCTAAGTTCCTCACATAAGAAGTTCCGACTAAAGTTTTATTATATTCTGTGGTTGAAGAAACATTTATATTATTATAAGGTACGCAATGAATATCTACTTTTGGTAATTTCGTTATTTCGAAAAACCCTTCTAAATTATCAACATAGAAATAGTTTCCATACTCAAAATATACAGTCGCATTATTACTAGATTCTGTTGTTCTTGCTCTTTGACCAAGAATGCCAATATCAGATTGATTTTCTACTCTATACCCATTTACATAAGCAACACCCTTTCCTACAGTCATAATATAAGAATTTGCGTCTGCTGGATTTATTTTTGGCGTAAATGCGAAATCGTTTACAATATAGTTTCCGTTTGTTTCTGAAGTCCTTTTGGCGAAATAATCATCAATAACAGAATATACAGTATTGTTTACTTGCTTTTTTATTTCTCCTTCTTCCATTCTGACCAATTCAATGAAGCTTTGGTCGTCACCAATGGATAAAGGTCTGGTTTCTAAATCCAATTCAATGACGTATCTATCTGCGCCAGGAGCCTGATAATTGGATGCACCAATAGCTGGATCTAATAAAGAAGGGTCGTCAACATAATCATAAACTGTTTCGTTTATATTTAAACCCACTCTTAATGTTGGTTTATTTCCATACTTATCAAGAATTGCAATTTGCGGTTGAACTCCAACAAAATTACCAATAGTATATTTTGAATAAGTTCCGTCTGGATTTTGAATATTTGAGTAACTATATCCATTTACGACAAAGAAAACCCCTTCTGCAATATGAGCGACAGAAGATTTTCCAGAATGATTTGCTGAAGTTAATTGTGCAGTAAAATTAGAATCGTCAGCAGAATAAATTATATCTCCAGCATCAAATTGTTGTCCGGAAATATAAGAAACAATTAAAGTTGGGGCTTCTGCGGAAACTTCGTTAACAAAAGTTTCTTCTGCTACTGCAAGAACTCTAGCAATAACAGTTCCAGTATCGTCCCTAATGATTCTATTGAGAAAATTATTTACATCAATAGAATTTTCTTCATATTCTGGTAATAGTCGAAGATAATAACAATCGGTATTGATGGTTACATTACCTCCAGTTACTGGGGTATTTTGTGAAAAAATATGAAATGCAAATTTGGAAATTTGATCCTGTAAAATCGTTTGGGATTGAGTCAATTCCCTTGCCTGAATCGCTTTTCCAGGTTTGAAAAGAATTCTGTGAAAATGTTTATTAGGATCGAAATCGTCTCTGTACGGCTCAACATTAAAATTTAGCATTTAACTTTTCCTTCAGTAAAGATGTTTTTAACTATTTATTTGTTAAAATTTTATGACTAATCTGAATAATTCCAAACCGTCGCTGCTCCTCTGGATTTCTTGGCGGTTTTCTATATGGATTATGTGTCCTGTATACTTTATCAAATCTGGATCAAATACTTGCAGCAAAGTTCTGGCGGTACCAGAAGATAATCCATATATGGAAGAACCATTAACATAAGTACCATTTAAGTTAATCAGTCTAAGTTTATTTGGGGCTGACTCGAAATTTACGCAAGTTGCAGTAAACGTAGAGTTTGCAAAATTTGCATTATTTGGTGTCTGATATACTATTTCTCCATCCTGAAACGTACCAAAACCGTTAGAAACAATAATATCAGTAGATGTGGCATAAGTTTCCGCGTTAGCAACGTATGGATATGTACTATTAGCAGTAGGACTAGAAAGTAACCCTATTTGTCTTATTTGCATGTCTGTTGGAAGTTTATTACCTTCAGATTCTTGAAACAAGAAAGCGACCATCACTCGATCACATCCCATCTCAGACATAATATCTGCACCATTTCCCCCTATTGGAGATATAGAAGCAATCGCAGAGGCATTATTTCCTGTTGCTGAAGATATAACGACGTTAGCGGTGGTATAATTATATCCTGGATTTCTTACTACAATATTTTGAATTTTTTTTGTTGTTTGATCTACTTCCGCATAGGCAGAAGCACCCAAACCGTCTCCCATAATAGAAACATCAACAAGGGCTAATGATAAATCATAACCAGAACCACCATTTGTTACATTTATTACTTCTATTCCACCAGCCTTTTCGTTAGAAAATTTCGCTTCTGGTGGTGTTGAAATTGGAATAGGAATCCAATTTTCATCCATAAACTGCTGAAGTTTACCATAAGAAATAGTAAACATATATTTCCATTTATACCCATCGTCTGGGTCGTAGAAAATATTAGTAGTATCATCAAAATTACCAGCAACGAAATACGGTTCTACTGTAGAAACGCCACCATTATTATTCCAAAGACATTTAAATACCTGATAAAATTGATTCATTACATAGAATTTATATACCGGAGTTCCATCAGAATTTTTTTCATATAAATCAATATCATCTCTATAGTAATCGTATACTTCCCCTTCAGACCAATTTATTCTTCTTACTACCGGAGAAATATTATTTGAAGTAATTTTCTTCAAATAAAACATATTTTTAAATATTTGTTTTTTATATTTTATGGTATCTTTTGGTTTTGGTGGGTGATCGTTATCATTAACTAAAGTAACAGTAGAAGAACTATTAATTGGAGGATAATCCATTAAAGGCTCGTTTAGAGTTATCGTTTTAGTTGAAGCGTCATATCCAACTACGCTTCTATAATAATTTAATTCTCCAGGATCGTTTAAAATATCAATTTTAACCGCACAATCAGAATAAAAATTATCCTTATTAGACAAAGCCCCATTATCATTCAAAGTTATTTTATTATCATTAGGAATAAACCCAGTAAAAGTGAATTTACCTACTGAAGTTTTCGTTGCGTTTTTACTTAACGTTAAAACAAAATCTTCATAATTTATTTGATCAACTACTGTATTTGCTGGAACGTTTTCATGAGAAACTTTTTGCCCAATAAAAAAATCATTCAGAGTTGGTTCGTTTACTATAATTAAACTATTAGAATTTTCAATAATAGCAGCATCTCTAATAATAATCGTTTCAGCTGCATTACTTGAGTAAGAAGTTTCGTTCCAAGGGTCATTATAAGAAATGAACCCGTACAAAGATTGCAAATTTTTGTTATCTGGAGGTAAAATTACCTGCGGAGCGTAAAAAAATTGAGTAATTTCGTAACTATTACTATCATTAGTTAATATGCTGTTATTTGCTATCATTATACTATTACCCAACCTCTAGTAGAATCTATATAACACATTGTTATAGAAACGTTTGGTACGTCTATTTTTAAATGTTCGTTTGGAGCAAGACCGTGTATTCTCGTACCATTATACTGAATGGTATTATTCTTAGATGGAGACATATTAGTAAAGTATATGAATGTATTTTCTTTAGGAACTCCAGCAGGAAGTTTTACGTGAATATTACTATTGACATCACCTAAAATTATATATCTATTGTTAGCAATGGTTACTAAATTATTTTGAGAGCTTGTGACATAATTAATTGCTGGTTTTATTATACAATTATTTGCATAATTATAAGAAGAATTTGCGTGATTATATATAAAAGCCCCGTCAAGCGTTATAGATTCTCCCAACCTCAATTGTTTTCCACCAGTAATACCATTTAACGTATTGATAGTTATTGGGTTGGCTCCTATAGTCAAAGGTTGGCCAAGGGATAAAGATTTATTAAGACCGCCGTCTATAGTTATACCGTTTGTTGCCGTCAATGCTATAGGCGAAACAGAAACCGATAAACTTTGCCCCAAAGATAATTTGGTGTTATCTGGATTAGAAGATAGCAAAGAAACTCCACCAGATGAAAACAAAGAAATAGCCGAATTTGCTTTATTAAAGGCAGAATTAGCGTGATTATATGCAACGTTTGCGTGTTGTCTGGCAACATTTGCTCTAGAAAACGCACCGTTTGCATAAATTGAAGCAGAATTAGCTGTATTGTAGGAAGCATTTGAGTGATTAAATGTTGTTGTATCGCTGATTAAAAGAACATCACCCAAATTAGCAGTCGCTATAGAAGACCCGTTGGCTTTTAGTCCACCCTCAGTTTGAAATTTAAGGTATGGAAAAGGTAGGGGATCTCCAAAATATTCTGAAAGATATTTTAATAAAGCGTCTAGAGAAAGCCTTTTGGTTTTCATCTCGTTAACATTAACTATGGCGAACCAAGTATTACTTGGATTGCCAGCCATAGTTCTTTCTGTTTCTGGCGGAAGTTGAGAAATTCTTATGATAGGTGTAGACATTTATTTACCTTTATTCTGAGGCGTTTTCTATATTATTAACTTTCAAGGTATTAGGACCGACAATATTTATTCTCTTTCTTGTTATATTGTTGGAGATAATGTTTTTATCACTTGTTCCTGTTTCTATGATATTATTAGCCAAATCGCTATCAAATATACTATTAACAATCTGCCCTTTAAAAGAATTAGAAATTACTACATCATTATTACAGTTACTTGAAATGACAGAAGAAACTATATAATTTTTACAATTTGATAATTCAACACCTTTAGAAAAAGAATATCCAAATTCTGCATCAATCTTAATATCTGATATTTTCGCATTAACACAAAGTAAAGAGCTACTATTGCCGGAAACTCCGATAGGAATACAATTAACAGTACCGTTAGATCTAAAACCAATACTAGATATAGAAATATTATCGGGACTTAGAGAGGTGTTGGATTTTGTATATTTAAGGACAGTAGAATTATTTGCTAACGTTACAAATATCGAAGAGTTACTTCCGTCGCCTTTAATGCTTATACCAGGATTAATATTCAAAGTGGTAACACCATAAAAGCCAGAAGGGATAAAGATCGTTCCAAAAGGAATAGAATTAATAACGTTTTGCAAATTTACCGTATCGTCTGTAACACCATCACCAACAACATTAAATCTTTTCGCGTTAACGATAGGATATAGATTTAATTCAGAAACCAAAGATTCATGTGTGCTGTTTGCCAAACTATACGCAGAAGATAATTTTATATCAGTATTTGCTGCAATAAATAACGCATTGTTTGCAACACTCAATGCTGTAAAAGCGTTTGTGTTTGCATTTTGAGAATCGCCTATTGCAGTTTGCGCTAAATCGTAAGCTACAGTTGAATTTGTGTTTGCAAATTGTGCAGATATAGAAGCTGAATTTGCTGTATCATATATTTGTTGTAATTTAGCGTTTACCCCTATAGCATAAGAATTTGCAGAATTTGCTTGAATAAATGCGGCGTTTGCTTGAATAAACGCATTAGCGGAAAAAGAAACCCCGGAATTAGCAACGCCAAAAATTATATTTGAGATATCATATAAAGAATTAGAGAAACTATATACAGAGGATAATTTTATTTCTGTATTAGAGAGTGTGTTTGCCGTAGTGTTTGCGAAATTATAAGAAGCATTAGCCCAATTATATGCTGAATTGGCATAAACGAACGCTGAATTGGCGTAATTAGCAGCAGAATTTGATGCATCGTAAGAAGCATTAGCTTTTACAAAGGATTGATTCGCCTTTAAAAATGCTTCGGCAACAATAAACGATTTTAGGTTTGCTGCGGTTATTTTTACGCTATTATTTGGGGTTTCGTTAATAACGTTTACCCCTATTAATAATGTATTACTTGTTGGATTACCTAGATTTGGTAAACTGCTGGTTATTATTCCCATATTAAACCTATTTAATTCTTATGTAAATTGTTGCTGATATGTTAACATTATTTTCTGTTAGTAGCGGTTCTCCAGATTCGCTTAATAAATCGTCATTGAATACAAAATAGTTTTCTTCTGGTCTTTGTCTCGCACCACCAATAGAACCGTATTTTTCAGTAAATTGACCAGATTCTACCCTTACGAATTCGGATGGAATTTCAGAGTCTCTATTACTAGTACCATCACCCAAGAAATAATAAACATTATCGATAGAAGTTTTTATACAATTGTTTGATAATAATAAAGTATTGTTCGACGTTATTATTCTACTTATTCTAGTATTGTAAGGAACGCTCTGGAATTGTATATAATTATATTTATATACGCCAACAGTGGTCTCGGTCTGTTTATCAAAGTAGCTATAGCTGTATCCGTTAGCATTAGCAGAAGCATTATGGGTCATAACAATGGTATTATTACCAGAAATTATTTGAGCAACCTTTGTTCCGTTGGGTATATTGTTTCCGGTAATATATTGCCCAACAACAACGTTGGAGACAGATTCAACTTCTTTAAGCATGTTACTGTTATTAACAGTGTTAGCATAGATAGTCGTAGTATTTCCAACAACGATCTGATTTTTAATCAAATCAGACGTTAAATTGCTACTAGAAGAAGTTCTTATTACCACAACATTACTATTACTAGAAGTATTGCATAGAATCAATTGGTGCGGTAATATGTACTTATTATCCGATCCAGACCAATTATCCATAACCAGCAATAAAGTATTGTTTTGGTTTTCAGTAGCGTTTTCTGTTAAAATTATGCTGCTGTTTGCAATATTAACAGATTTTATTTTAGTGTCCCAAAGAATTCCAGCACCATATATGTTTTGGTCTTTAGAAATATTGGGGAATGTAGACAACCGCAACATATTGGAATTATTAGAATCAAGCGTTGCATATTTGGAAATTGATTCTGGGAATCGCATTAATTCAGAATTAAACTCGTTTTCGGCAACTTCTTCAGTAGCCAACGCAGCCCATATATATTCAAAATCGTCAATATAATTTACATAAGTTGATTCTTTTAATTCTATTTCAGAGTTAGCTTCGTTCTTTATTACCGCTTGACCAATTACCTTGGTTCCAGAAGGATGCATACTTTCATATAGAATATCTCTATATTTTGAGATGTCTTTTTCAACAGAAACGACATAAGTAAAATTATTGTAGTTTTCATCTTCCAGAACAGAAAAAGAACTTGGTTGGTGCGATTCATCAATATATCTTCCAGAACCAAGTATCAGTCCGTTTAAGAATTTAGAATTTGCTTTAGCAGTACCATCACCATAAGTTAATATACCGTCTTTACCAACTATCTGAGAAGTTCCGTCTGGTAAAAATTTTCTAGGGAAAACATAGTCGGTTTTTATAGTTATTGGATATGTATTTGGTTCTATTATTTTGGTTTTTTGTAGAGTTAATTCTGCGTTAGGGTTTGGAAGTTTATTATAATTATAAACCCTTAGTATATAAGTAGATGTTTCAGAATTTTCGTCAAACGTGATTCTATTAATAGAATCAACATACGACTTATAAGTAAAACTAGTAGAATTGGCTCCTTGATATACTATGTCTCCCTTTTGAGGTACATATAACAAACTTACGTTACTTACAGCGATATCCTGAACCTTTAGAGAAACTTTTGGCGCAGAAATATAATCTTCACCAAAATTGGTAATTTTTATTGTTGTTATTGAACCAATTCTATCTGTAATTGGTACCAGCTTTGCTCCATCGCCAAGTACAGTACTGACGTATAAGTCTGCTCCGGTTCCAACAAAAGAATAAGTGTTGGATACATAGGTTCCTGTCGCGCTATTAGATAATATTACCCAACCATTAGAATATGAATTTATAACGGTTGTTGTAACAGGAATACCATTACCAGAAACAGTTTGCCCCACTAAAACATTTCCAGTAACAAAAGAACTAGAAACCCTTAGTACATTATTGCTAGAAATACTAGCAGAAGTTTCCGTTGGTTTAACGTAAACGTAAGGCAATTCTCCGTTGGAATATCCAAACCCGCCTAAAGGGGCAGGGTTGTTTGTGGACGTATAATAAGAAACGGTGTTGATTTCGCCTCCAGATAATACTGAAGTAACGTTTGCAAAAGCCCCTCCACCAAGACCACCAGAAAATAGTATTTCGTCCCCTACCTTGTAGCCAACTCCTCGTTTTCTATTACCAGAAGAGTCTGTTCTGATAAGGATTGGTCCTAGAATACCAAAATTTTTGATAGACGTTACCGTATTTGCTGCTGGAGTGTATCTAGGGTCGTATTCATCCCCCATTCCAAACGGCAAATCCGTTTCATACATTGATTCGGCGGATATGGTGGGAATTGTTCTAAATCCACCACCACCATTTTGAACAATAACTGTATCAATAGAATACGTCGAAAATTCTCTAAACGTAAATGCATTCGCCATAACCGTATTTGCATTACATATTAAAGAATTTGCTAATGTTCTTGAGAAATTATAATTAAGAGTATTGCTTATTGGGAACCCAGTAAAAACGTTGCAATTTAGTGGAATATTTTCTTTCAATTCCAAAGAATCCGCAACCATCATTGTCACGTTTGACGTATTTGCTGGATTTATAGCACCAACCGTTAATATAGGTTTACCGGAATCGGGAGTTACAAAAATAAATGTGTTGGGATGTTCTCTATAACCATAAGATCCCTCTTCAACTTTTACGCGCTGTATAGCACCCAAAGTAACTTCCCCGACTTCAGCAACAGCACCAATATCAGAAGTTTCCTCTTCTAATCCTTCGTAAAAAACGACCGGGTCGCCCGATAAATAATAATTACCTCTATAATTTCGATTAACGTCAACTGAAGATATAGTTCCTAATAGTTTTCCCTCTAATATTTCCCCTTCTTCTACTATATTACCTTCAACATCAAAATAAACGTTTTGGAGGTTTACGTCAACTACTTTTACAAATTCTCCAGTTTGGAACAACCTTTGTATGTCGGATATGAATATCTCTACCCTATCGTTTACAACCTTTGCCCTTTCGATTTTAGCCAAAGACTTTGAAATATCACCGAAAATAAACAAATTTTCAGCATTGATCCACCTAGAATCATTGGATTTAATTTTAACAGATTTAGGTAAAAACCATTTACCTGCAGACGCTTTTACTACATATTCTTTAGTTTCATATACGTCAGAATCAACATTATATAAACATCTAAATAGAAATTTATAAGCCGCTCTATTTCCTTTATTTTCATAAAGTTCTTTTGAGAACCTTAATAATTTTCTTTTGTCTGTAATAACATCTTTTGGAAATGCTGGCATAAACGTTGAATAAAAATATTCAACGAATTTTTCAACGGTAGAATCAATATCAATATATTCTTGTATTTTTTTAGATTCGCTTAATACATTAGAATCTTGTTCTAACCATTCATAATAAGATTCTATAAAAGCAACAAAATTCTGATAGTTATCATCTTCCCTAACGAAACTAGGTAATTGCTGTTGTACTAATAGAGAAGTTTTTATCATTAGGATTTCTCTTTGATGTTTATCACTATTGCTGAAGGGTCAAACTGGTCTATAGTTAATATTCTATTTCTACTGGAACTTATAATGTTAGATTGAGGTTTTGCCGTCAAAGTTAATTGTGCCAATGGGTTATTCACATTCAAAGGATTAAAATCTGTTAGAGTTACTTTTCCAGTATAATAATCAACAACGCCAACATTTTCATCAAAAGAAGTTTTTATATTTTTCTTATTGTAATAATAAGATTTTATAGTACCATACCTACCTTGTAGTGTTGCTGTTGCTTGACCCAGATTTCCACCACCACCCTCAATTTCAATAATTGCCTGAGAATAATTCGCTCCGGGGTTATCAACAACAATTTTGCTCAAAGAACCATTAACAACTATAGAATACGCATTAGCGCCAGACCCATCACCAACTATTTTTATTGAAGGGTTTGTTTTATATCCAAATCCGGGATTAACAATATCGATTGATTCAACACCCCCAGAATATGAAGGCAATTCTTCAAGGTATATCCCATCAATAACGGCATAAGAATTTTGTCTATCATAATATTGCATAGAAGGAGAAGAAGTTATACCAGAAAATAATATACCCCTCTCCAATACGCTTCCAAACTCTAATTCATATGTTGTGGCTACTTCTAAACTTGGTAAGAACTTCTTTTGAAGGGTTACGTCTATTTCGTTGGTCACGATAGAATTATCAGCGTTCTGAACTGCGAACATTAAATCCGGGTAACTAAATGTAGAATTAAAAGAGTTTAAAGTTTCTCTTGAAAACTCTTGTATGGAAGTTCTTATTCTAGATTCAAGTTCACCAACGCTCAGTATAGTTTTTCTGGAATCATATATTACATCTATTTCTAATTTAATATATGTGTAGTCTGGATCAATAATAGTAGGCTCAACAGTAATTACATTCAAAGGTTTAATCAACTTTGTTTTCACAATTTCTTTTTGAGATGTTGTTAAAGCGTAACCTCCTTGTGGTTTTAGAGAAACAAAAACTTGACCATACACAGGAGGATCATTTTCTTGTCCACCCCAAACATTAACAGAATCAAATATAAACCCATAATTATTGTTATTCAATAGGGTCATATAATCTTGATTCGTTACTGCCCTATTTTGCGCCGAGTATGATTTTGGAGCAATAAATTTTATTGACTCAATAGATTCTTTTTCTCTGCCTCCAAAGGCTGGACTAGTAGTTTCAACGCTTATGATGCCAGAAGCAAGCTGTTCGTTACCCCCCACAATAGTGAATTCTTTAGCTCCGTTTGCAATACTACCATCAGACGTTATGTAGGAAACTATTACAACATTACCGTTTTCTAATTGTTTACCAAGAACTCCATCACCAAAGTAAATTTCATAAAAACCATCCATAGATTCTTGAACGAAATAAATTTCTGATTCAGGAGTTATGGACAAAGTTTCAGTAGAACCCGTATAAAAAGAAACAGAAGAAAAATCCAACCGAGACTTTTGGACTATTACTTGGAGTGTGCTTAGGTCTATATTTGCGTCTGGTATTTTATATATACCCTTTGGGTTTTCTTTTAAATTATACGTGAATGTATACTGTACTGGTTCTCCTTGTTTTACTATAACGTCTGCTATTACTATAGCAGTATTAGGGTTATTATTTGGATCGTTATTAACAACGTATTCTTTATCGGTCATAAAAACGTAGTTAACACCATCAACAGACTCTGATATAAATTTTGTAAATTTAGGAATAGTTATAGACGGTAGTTCATAATTAGTAATGGTTAATTTAATTGTGGCAGTAGGAGCAACAACAGATCTTGGAAAATACCCTAACATTTTCGAATGCGATATTACGGAAGCTCTTTTAACGGCAGAATCCAAAAACATTTCATTAGCAACCATATTCAAATAGAAGGCATTATAATGGGTATTGTACGCTAAAACGTCTAATAAAGTTTGAAGAACACTACCAGTATAATCTGCGTCTTTTAGAACATCTTGACCTCTAAGGAAAGTTAATAAATTACTTTTGATCTGATCAAAATCTGTCCCCACAAGAGTTAAATTAGAATTAGAGGTTGCCATTTATTTTTTCCTATCTTGATCTTTCTAAAAGCATATCTACTACAACTGGTGTCGTTGAATTTTCTATATAAAATACAATATTTGCTCGTAATGCGTTTTCGTCAGGATAACCTTTAACTTGAACAAAAACATTTTTTGCTCTGGGTTCAAAAGTTGTTACAACATTATAAATTTCTCTCTGAATGTAATTTTCTGTAAGAGAAGTAATTGGTTCAAACAACATTTTCTTAACGTTTGACCCTATTTCAGATTGAAACGGTCTTTCGTAATGGTTTGTAAGAACCAAATTTCTAACAGAACGAATTACTGCCTTCTCGTTTATACTCATAACCAAATCTTGTTTAACAGGATGTATGTTAAACATTAGGTCTAAGTCCGAGTATATTATGTCTTTATTTTGCATGTATTATTTATTAGCCCCCGCTATAGTGTATACCAATAGCATCTGTGTGAGTACCTGTAGTTTTGTGATTCGGAGTATCTTCATTAATGCCGCCAGGAGCTTTATTATTTATGGAACCAGTCGCAATTATATTAACATTTTTACCCGAAATGGTGATATTTCCTCCAGAATCTATAGAAATAAAACTTCCAGTTCTATGAATTAAAGTAACCCTTTCCGCGTTTGGAGTATCGTCTAAATCCAAATAATGCCCAGATTCAGTTTGTATTGAAAATACATATGGATATTTCCCTCCATGAGACTTACCATATGGCGTTTGATCCATATTTTCGTTTCTAGCAGACCTGCTAATTGTTGGCTGATTTAATTCTCCGTCTCCAGGATATCTCGTTTGTCCAGAATGCAATGTTCTTGGTCTTTGTTTTATTTCTTCTTCTGTTGCTGGGTCTGCAAAACCTTTTTCCTTAGGATACCTTATTTCTGGTATATTTGGAATTACCCCCATATAAAACGGTACTTGCGCGTATTCTCCATCCATAAAAAACCCAAACAAAACTTCTCCTTCCTTTGGTACGTGAGAAATTTGGTATGCGTTTGCCGACATAACAGGTTGCGCCCATAATAAACCGTCAGAAGGAACGTTTGATTTATCGTCTTTATGCCAACCAAAAATTCTAACCCTAACCCTACCAACTTTCAAAGGGTCTTTACGGTCTTCTACTATACCAGTCCACCAAATAAACCCATCCATCCCAGGGAAATTTTTAGTTTTTTCCATGCATCACCACCATTTATAATTATCAGAACGGACCTGTATTATAACATTATTACTATTGTCAAAAGGTTTTAATCCTTGAACGTTAGTTCTCGCTTCTACTTGTCCACAATAAGCGTCTTTTACGCATTCTAAAACCGTTTCATAAACACCTTGATCAAACCTTTGTCTAACTGCAGAAACCAAATACCTACCCTTCAAAAACCTATCCAAAGGTTTTGTACCTTTTTCTTCTTTTGCTTGCGGAAAATGTACATAAATTATGTTACCAACGGCAATATATGGGTCTCCGGATATAAGCAATTTTAACCTATTGAAATTTATCAACCCCAATTGAGCAAATCTGTACGGGATGGTATTCTCAACAAAATTTTGAGGTATATTTGGCTGTCTTTCTTTTATATATGGATTATTTTTTTGGTTTGTCGTTGATGGAGCAATTTTTACTACTGGTTGATATTCGTTATGTTTTTTCTTAAATCTATCTTCTGCGTTACTAAGAATAGGGTTTTTATTATAGGTCTTATACATTTCAACTTTTTTTGCCAAATGATTATTAAAGTATTTTTCATAATCAAATACCTTTTCTTCGTGAGTTCTTCTTAAATAATCAATAGCAATAAGTTTATTTGAAACCATCCCGCTTTGCATCATATCCATTGCGTCGTGATTATCTACAATTTGATATGATATAATCTGCTCAAAGGGGTCGAAATCAAAATTCATATCTTCTTTTGGAGAAAGGTTCTTAGTACCATACCAATACCCAGAAGTGTTTTTACTTTTTTTGAACGGGCTTTTATATTCAAATTTAGGGATATTATTAAATATTGATAGTATGGATCTAAAATTCCAACCATACCTGTTCTTATAAAATAGGTATGTCGCACCACCTTCTGGACCACCATGAGAACCAGAACTATTATCAGCAATCGCCATAGTACATAACCAAGCAACAGCTTCAAGGGGTCTCATATTCGGAATTACTATATCATACTTACCAAAAGTGGGTTCAATATTAGCGTCTGGAAATTTATCTTTTGGAATTTTCAAAACATTTAAAGCGATATCTTTTACGATATCAGATATTCTCATTTGTTTATAAGATTTATTTAACTGCATCCGATTTGAAAGGAATTCTTCTTCGCAACAAAAATGTAATACGAAGGTTTCGTTAAATTCTCTTCCAGTTAAGTGCCTTCCTTGAGTTTTAAATATTCTAAACATCCCACGAAACCGTTTATTTTTATCTAAATTTCCGGGTTTGTCGAATTCCAAAAGTACAAACTCGTCGCCGCACCAAGAATAAGCGTTATGCAAACCACCAGAGTCGTTTAAAACTATATTACCAGAAGTGGCGTTAGAAAATATATCCTCAAAATAGTTAATTTCAACCAAAGTTGGTTTTAAGTCTATGATTTTATTTTCTGCAGATAAAATCTGACACTTATATAATTCTAAACCATTAAGTTGAGTTACTGCGTTATCTGTAATTTCTGCCATAATTATTGTTTAATCAATCGTTGAAATTCTTCTTGAGCCTTTCGTATGTAATTTTTATCTAAAATTTTAACGTTTCTTTTAGATTCATTTATTTCCATTTCTCTATCATAGATAGTTATTTCTGGGTATTTTTTTGAAACTTCATATATACTATAATTAGATTGCGAATTATAGATAAATATTTTCCCATTAGTTTCACTACTTTTTGCTGGTATAGTTATATTAAATAAACTGTTCGCAGAATCAATAGATTCAACTTTAGCAAAATTTGGTATAAACTCATTACCGATTAATATATCCCCAACATTTAATACGGAGCCAGCATTAAGTGTTAATTGGTAAGAATTTAATTCCGATTCCGCATAAATTGTATAAGGGGTTCCAGTAGAATAAGTATTGGTAAATTCTAGTTCTCTGTACGACTTTTCGTCAATAACATAATTTCTTTTAGATATCCCTTCGCTTGTAGTTATAGTAACTGTCTTTTGGTATCTATATATCGGGTCAGGGGTTGTTTGGGCGTATGCCAATCCAGTTTTGTTAACTATAGACCCTTGTTCTTTATATTTGTCTTCAATATATTTGTTGAAAGTATAATAATCTATTGGGAAATCCCAATTCGCATCAAAAATATTATTCGTGAATAGAATAACCCAGTGTAATTCTTCTTCTCCGTAATACTTGTGCGCTAAGTGTTCTGGTCTATCAGAATCCTTATACTTATAATTGTAATATATTCTTGGATCATTTAACCAAGATTCCCTAACCTTTGCTCTAACAAGCAGGTCTGTAACTATTTGTTTATTGTAAACAATACTAGGGTAAAAATAAAAGAAATTTGACATTTAGTAACCTGCTTCAATATCTTGCTTAGTCACAACCTGAGTCTCAGTAAAATGTAAAGACATTCTTGTTTGTATGGGCATACCATCTACGTGGGTTGACCAACCCGTTGGAGCGTAATCCACGTCATACCCAGTAAGAACGCAAGTGGAAACTTGATGTATTTTAGTGTTTCTAGAACCCCTGTGCATAAACTCTATATCAAAAGTTCCAGGAGCAATATAAAATAAACCATAATCTAATACTGCCTCCGGATGAGCATGAAACCTAAACGCTCTTATTATTTGCTGTACTGACTCTGCTTCTTTTGGACTTTTTGGGGTGAAGAAAAAATCGTATGAGAATTCTCGCAAACCAACTTGCCTAAAAAGAACCAACATTTGATCGTTTACAGTGACTCCACCAATTTTACCAAGGTTTTCCAAAAGGTTCATAGCGCCAGAAATACCTTGAACCAATTTACTGTTAGTTACCTTACTAAGATAACCAGAAAGGGTTTTATCCAAAGAATTTAACAAAGAAGCGCCCATTTGTCTAGCGGAAGTGTGTTCGTATTGTATTTGCGAACTATACGACATAGTATCTGGAATATAAAGCGAAATCGCTTGGGATATCCTTTGGGTTCTAATATGGTTTACAGCGCCAGCAGCAGAAGTTGGGTCTTTGATTGGAGTCCCGTCGCGTTCAACTTCCTTTATAGAATATCCGTTCGAAGTAATACCGATAGAACCAAGTAAACCACCAACTTCTGGCATACCTTCATAAGAATAAGAAGAAATTCCTGTTTTTCCGTCTTTTTCCCAATATTTACCCCAAACTGGAGCGTTCACGTAAAAATTTATATAATGCCCATGCATAAAATAATGTTCTATATCTTCTGGATATTTTAACGATATAAAGTCATACATACCAACATTTCTACTGGGAAACACACCCCCAGGACTAAACGCTTCTAAACCTTCTAGGATCAAAGTTTCTGGGTCTAAAGAAGCTAGAGGATTTGCAGCTAAAAATGAAGGCATTGCCATAAGAAATTCCTACGAATCTACTAAATAATATTATTTATATTGAACTTTAGATGTCTAATTACAAACAGGGTATTTATAAATTAAAGAATCCAGAAAAATATCATGGAGACCCTCATAACGTAATTTATCGCTCTTCCTGGGAGCTGAGAGTTTTTAAGTGGTTGGATAAAAACGAAAACGTTTTATCTTGGGGTTCTGAAGAATTGGTAATAAATTATATTTCTCCAGTAGACAACAGACAACACAGATACTTTCCAGATATATTAGCAAAAGTTAAAAAATTAGACGGTTCTATAGAAACTTATGTCATAGAAGTAAAACCTTATGCTCAAACTATAGAACCAAAAATAAAGAAAAGAGTAACCAAAACGTATATTAACGAAGTTTGTACTTGGGGAGTAAATTCTGCTAAATGGGCGGCAGCAAAAGAATATTGCAGACATAGGGGTTGGACGTTTAAACTTCTTACAGAAAAAGACATCTTTTAATATTCAATAAATAGTCCATGGACAATACAAAATATTCGGAATGGCATGTTGTTGAATTAAAAGGCAAAAAATATATTTTCAACCCGTTTTTTATGGGGGTTGGCGCTTGGGCAGAATTAACATTTACAAATTCTCCAGGAAGGTATGCAACAAACCAAGAAGAATTAAATGAAGCGTTCTTTAAACAAAGAAAATTACCTTCTATGTATGAGAGGTTTAAAAACGCTTCTCCAGCAGAAAGATCTGCTCTAGCGAGTCAATCGATGGGTTGGTTAAATTTAAAAGTAAAGGCTTTAAAATCTAACGCTCCAGAACTGGACAAAATAATAAAGAAAAAGGTTTTTTATCCGGGAGGAATGTTTTTCTTTTCTTATGACGCAAAATATAAAGATACATTGCCTTATTGGGATAAATTTCCCCTGATAATTTTATTAGAAAATAAAGGTTCGCATTTTCTTGGGGTGAATATACACTATTTACCCTATGAAGTTAGATCTTTGATTATAGCAGAAATAGCAAGCAAATCTCAATACATAAAAGAGAACGATATGTTAGTTTCTAATATAAGTTATGAGATCATTAAAAGGTCTAAAAATTATAAAGATTTAAAAGAATATTGTATTAAACTGTATCTTAAATCTAATGTTAAAAGTAGGATACTGCCAGTAGAAGCGCACGAATGGTTATTTGCCGCAAACCTACCAGTAGCAGATATGCAAAAACAATCAAATTCAAAAGTTTGGAAGAAATATAAAAGATGAGCGAAATAAAATATAACTCAGATATAAGAAATTTTCTTGAAACTTTCTCTAAAACGGAAGTAGCAAGACCCTGTAACTTTGACGTTATGATCACCCCAACAAATCCGGTTTTTGCTTTGGATTTGATGGCGGCTGCAGGTCTTGACGGAGAAGACCCAGCTTCTGCTTGGAAAAAAATGAAATTTCACTGCGAAGCGGCAGAATTACCATCAAGGACATTTTCTGCGGTTACGCAAAAGTTATACGGTCCAGAAATCCTACACCCAATACAAAATTCATATAACAAAATAAACCTAACTTTTATTTGCTCAGACAATATGATTGAACGTTGGATTTTTGAATATTGGATGAATTATATTTCAAACGCGTCTTTTTTCCCATTCCAAATAGGAATAGAAGACGTTGTTGGTCTATTTACTGACGGTCCAGTAGTAAACTACGATTTTAAATATAAAAATCAATACGAAGCATTTATATTAATCACGCAATATAACGTAAAAAACGACCCATCGTATTGGGTTGGTTTGTTTCACGCATTTCCAATATCTTTAAACGAAATGCCCCTTTCTTGGGAAAATGGTAACGCAATACATAAACTAACAGTAACTTTTGCATACACATACTACAACGCAGCAATTCCTTTAGGTGGATCTATACCATTCCCAGTATTTTAATCATGGAGTAAATTATGTTACCAAAAATCGAAAGTCCTTTGTATGAAACGACATTACCAATTTCAAATCAAACGGTTATGTTTAGACCTTTCCTAGTAAAAGAACAAAAAATTCTATTACTAGCAAAACAATCTGAAGACGCAGAATTCGCTTTAAATAATATTAAACAAATAATAAAAAATTGTTGTACCTCAGATATTGACGTTAACAAACTCAATCAAATAGACATAGAATACTTTTTCCTACAACTTAGAGCAAGGTCTATTGGAGAAATTGTAGAAACAAAATATAGATGCAATAATAAAATAGAAGAAAATATTTGCGGGAACTTAATGCCGGTTTCTATAAACCTATTAGAAGTTTCTGTAGACAAAAAAGAAAATAACGACATAATTCGATTAACGGATAGTGTTGGGTTTAAAATGAAATATCCTGATATTGCAGAATTGTCTAAATTGAATACTGAAATTACTGACGCCGTTACCCTAACATTAGAGGTAATTTATAACTCATTAGATTACATATTCGACGAACAAAATTTCTATTACAAAAACGAAACGCCAAAATCAGAGGTATTAGAATTTTTAGAATCTATGTCTATTGATCAATTTAAAAAGGTAGAAGAATTTTTCAGCAATTTACCAGTATTAAAAGAAACCCTAACGGTAAAATGTTCTAAATGTGGGTTTGTACACGATATTGATATTGTAGGTCTTGATAATTTTTTAGGGTAACTCTTTCTCATGATAATTTGGAAAACTATTATAAAACAAATTTTGCAATGATGCAACATCACAAATATAGTTTATCTGAACTAGAAAAT